TCGATTGATGACTTTGACTGGTACAGGTAGATTAGGTGTAGGTACGACAAACCCAACACATACACTACATGTGCTTGGAAATGCAAAGGTTTCATCTGCTGCAACTTTTGGAGAAAATGTAAACATTGCAGGAAATTTGACCGTTACTGGATCACTAAATTCTAATATTACTGGTAATATTACTGGTCATATAATTTCTGCTGGTATATCAACATTTAGTGATGGTTTACTTGTAACTGGTGTAACAACATCAACAAGTTTTAAATCAAATAATATAGGTGTTAATGCTAATGTTGGATCAAATCCTGTTGAAATAAACTCAGGCAACAATAAAGTTTTTGTATCTTCATCTGGTGATGTTGGAATCAGAACTGATGATACATTTGGAAATTCTTTATTTAATATTGGTGCATCAATTTCAAATGTAGTTGGTGTAGGAACGACATTAGCCACAGCAGCTGTTGATTTTGCTGCAGCAGGGAAAAATCTGGGAGGAACATCACTTGCGAATAGATCATACATGTATCCACCAATCGTCAATAATAGTGAAGAGACTGCTCTAACTGGTATGCAAGATGGTGCTATAATATACAATAAAGAATCAAATCAGTTAAAAGTTTACATAACAGTAAGTGGAACTGGAGCGTTTAGAGCTATTAAAACATCAGCAGATCCTTAAAAAATGACATTACCAGGCATCGGAAATTCAATATCATTTGGTCAAATTGAGGCAGAATTTGGTCAAAATCCAGGCAGAAGTTTGGGTCAATATCGTAGACAAGATCCATCAAGAATTACAGCACAAAATCCAACAGGAATATTATCAAATTCATCACCATCAACTGGATTAGAAAACAGTGCTTTAAATTTGCCACTGGACGATGGTATTCCAAACTCTGGTGAGATTAAATTTAGTCAATTTCGTGGTAAACAATTAAATGTGATAGTTGATTATTATAATGATAGAGAAAATTTAAATAAACAAGATACAAATGATTTTACAATGGCTGCCACTTATAGATATTTAAATCAATTTAGAGAGAATCCATCAAGAGTCAAAGTTGTAGGTGGATTCAGACAAAGACCAGAAGGATCTTTAAATTCTGACTTTGTTTTGAGTTCAAGTGAATGGCAGGGTGGTAAAAAAATAATTGTTCACGTTAATCAAACTGTTGGTGGTAAAAAAGACGGAGATGTGACTGATGTCGCGCTCAGAACTGGAGTTTGGCCAACTGGAACAAATCTTTCGGTTGATGTTGGTCCATCAGGATATCTAACAGGAGCAGGTGGTGATGGTGGCGGTGCTGGTAGTGCTGGTGGTTCAAGAGCTGATGACGGAGGAAATGGAACAAGCGCATTGGGAATTGAATATCCTGCGACTGTTAGTAGTGTTGGTGTGATTAGATGTGGATATGGTGGTGGAGGAGGTGGTAGTGGTGCATCTAATGACCCATCAGATAAGAGCACTACTGATTTCGGACGATCTGGTGGTGGAGGTGGTGGTGGAGCTGGTCTCCCTGCTGGTGCTGGTGGTGCTGGAGGAGTTGGTGGTTTTAGTGGTTCTGGTCTGATAAATGGAGAAGCAGGTGATGATGGTTCATTATCTGCTGGTGGTGATCCTGGTGAAGCTGGTGCACAAAGAGGAGCAACTGGTGGTAAAGGTGGTGCTGGTGGTGATTTTGAAGCAGCTGCAGAAGATGGAGTTGAAGGAGACAGAGCAGATGATAGAGCATATAGAAACACACCTGGTATACCTGGAATAAAAGGTTCTGACGGGAAGGCTATATATTTTAGCAGTTCATCTGTCGCAAACAGTAGTGACATAGACGCAGCAAATGTTGGTGGTAGAAACGGAGGCACTGCGACTGGTTCATTTAATTAATTATTATGCTCACTGATTTTATTACAATTTATGAAAATGCTTTATCGCCTGAATATTGTAAGAACTGGATAGAATATATTGATTACTTAAGAAAGGAAGGATTAGTATTACGAGAAAATGATAAACTACATGAGAGAGATCATGAAACTTTAAACTTTTCAAATGATGACGATTTTGATTTGAATTCATCTGATAAGTTAGTAAGAAATTTTTTACCCTCTATCAAACAATGTGTAGATAATTATTTACAAGATTATAGTGTTTTAGGACAATCAAACTTTTTATTATATGATGTAAAAGTAAAAAGAATTCCGATTGGTGGTGGTTTTCATAAATGGCATTACGAAAATGCTTCCTTTGAAAGTGCTACGAGAAGATTTGTTGTTCAGGCTTACCTTAATACGATTAAAGAGGGAGGTGAAACTGAGTTTTTATATCAAAATAAAAGAATAAAAGCTGTTGAAGGCACAGTAGTTATTTGGCCAGCAGGGTTTACACATGTTCATCGAGGTAATCCACCAATAGGACAGGACAAATACATACTTACATCTTGGGGAATGTTGCAACAATGAAGATGATATTTAAGATAGAGGAGTATTTACCTCAGACAAAACAAGTTGTCATAAGATATTGTAGACAAAATGCACCAAAACCAATATCAGATTACCCCGCAAAAACAACTACAACTGACAGATTTGATACTTCTTTCGACAGTCAAAATTTAATTGAGTCAATTGGACTGCATGGTTATCAAAAAATATTGAGGCAAGAAAAAAAGGAGGATATTTTACCAGTAAATTTACCCCACGATATTCCAGATAGTGTAAATTTAGAAGATTATGTTGGAAAAATTATTTCTGTAGATAGTGATAGTTGTACGAGAAAAATGTCATCTCGAAAATTAAAAAAAATTAAAATTGAATGAATACTTTTAATAGAACATATCGAACTCCAAAATTCTTCTTATGTACTCATCATGCAGAGGAAGAATTTATTGGATTTGAGGGAGTAGATGAAAGACATGCACATTTTTCATTTTGTGTTTACGGATCATTTAAAATTTTTGCAATAGATTTTGATTCTGATAAATCTGAAATGATGGAAATTAAATCATCAAATAACTTGAAATTATTTGATGTTAGTAAGTATTTAAATTATCCTGTTTGTATAAAAATGAGTCAAAATACCAGAATTATTTCCTTTAATCCTTGGCGTAAAAATGAAAAGTGGAATGGTAGATTATTGAAAACAGGGAAAGTCAAATCAAATCAAAATTATTCTTGTCTGATATGTTATCAGGGAAGTGTTAAAATAAATAATCAGACATTAGAAGAAATGACATATTGTGACTTGAAAAAGGATAAAGAATATGATATCATAGTTAATAAAGATAGTTACCTCACATTTTTTGAACATGAAGAGTAAGGAAGATTTAGAGTTAAAAAATTATTTAAATAATTACATAGAATCTGGTGGTGTGGAAGATGCGAGAAAAATAAAATCTAAACAATATCAACATTCAATCTACGATGTTGAAGGATTTAATTCATTTTTACATCGTAGAGATGGACAGTTTCAAGTTCAAATATTTCAATTTGAGTCTAAAAAACATGATATGTATGTTGTTCCAGAACACACACATCCGAATGTTAACTCATACGAGATATATTTAACAGGAACTATATTTTTTAGTCATCGTGGAAGATGGATACATCCTAAACATCCAAGTCTTAGTTATTACAAAAGAAAAAACAAAAAACGATTAAGATGTATACAAGTAAATAATGATGATATGCATGGTGCTGTTGTGAAACCAGAAGTGGGTGGTAAATTTATATCAGTTCAACATTGGTTAAATAATGTTAAACCATCTTGTGTTGGGTTAGATTATCAAGGATATGGTGTTTCAGAGAAACAATCAGAGGTAGATGGAGTGCTTTACGATGAAAATCGTCTTCGAAATGATAATGATATTTCCCAACGTGATTGGAGGATGGCGGCAAGTCTTGAAACTAGAAAACCATTTTCTTAAAATTTAAAATTATATACATACCTTTGTATGGTTTGTTCTGAAAGGTATATTTAATCTATAAAGAGATCAAAAAATGACCAGTCTTACTTATTATAAGGTGAGACTCTTTTTTTATGTGTGCACCTATGGTCAGATAATAAATTGGCACACCCCCTGTTGCATTAAAAATTTTTATGCTATAATAGGTTTATAATTATTTTTGTTATGTCAGTACAAGTCTGTTTTAAAAATACGAAAGAGATTAATCTCTCTGATAATTATTCAGGTATTCTTTCAGATAATCATGTTGTTTTATATTTGTTTAAGAATGGTGAAAAACTAGGAGAGGTGGGAAGTGGTTCAGGTAAAACTCCACAAGAGGCGGTTGGTGAGAGATACAATGATCTATCATCAAATATTCGTAATATTGAAATTACACGTCTTTTTATTCTTGATAAGAAAAAAGATAGATTGAAAGGTTATGATAACTGGACTAGAAAATATATTAATAATCTAAATCAAAAAGGAAAGATTCCTTTTGGAGCTCTCTATGGTTCAAATCAAATTGATAATATGAACAGAGAAGCATTAGTTAATTTTGTAGATACTGATAAATATTATGATTTTCTAGAGATGGTTATCAAAGAGAGATATGGAATCTCAACCTATTTTAATACTAAGAAACCATTTAAATATTGGTGGGGACAACTAGATATTGTAGAAAGGTGTGTAGACGCACTTAAAAAATATGATAAGTGTTTGTTAGCAGGACATACAGGATTAGGAAAAACACAACTTAGTATACTATCTGTAAATAGATGTCTTCCTAATGGTGGAAATGTTTTGATAACATCTCCCATGTCTGATACTGTTGATGGATTCATATACGCCATTGATGGTGAATATTGTTTAGGAATTAACAGAAATCAAAAGTATAGTTATATAACTTCAGATGACATTGGAAGTTTAAAGAGAAAAGAAAATGAAGTAGTTTTTATTGTTATGACTGCTCAAGATCTTACTTATGATGACATTGATAAGAGATATCCAGAATTAAAGGGTAATCTCGACCTTATGATAGTAGATGAAGGGCATAAGCATGTGGTGGGAGAGAAAACTTTTAAACGTCTCACTTATCTGGATGAAGTTCCTGTTTTAACTTTAACTGCTACACCTCATAATATTATTGATAATTATCCCAAAGAATGTGTAATTGATCGTAGTTTAATTTGGGCATTAAAAAATATCAAAAATACTAAAATCCCCCAACCCTTCATTCAATGTATTCATACTTCTTTTAGTTCTGTAAGCGATAGAATTAAATCTCAATATTCTCTTGAAGAAGGATTTAATCCTAGTAAGTTAGTTGAATGTAATAATGGTAGATTTGTATATTTGTCAGAGTGGATTGAGATTGATCGTTTATTTTACAGGGATGGTAGATCTAGGGGAAAAAATCATCTTTCCATTGTTAATGATACTCGTTTATCTAATAGTAAGGTTGGTTTGTGGGTATTACCTAGTGGTAGTGGTGATAATGGTGCTGAAGTTTATGTTCCTAGACTTGCCACAGAATTAAATTCCGTAAGTAATAGAACTTATTTGGATAGTTATACTATTTCTAGAGAAGCAAAACGTAATGGACAAACTGTAAAGGATTATCTTCGTTGTAATTATAGTGACGATGACATTACTATCTTAACTTGTGGTAAATATACAGTAGGAACTGATATTCCCGAATTGGGGCATGTTGTTCTCTTCAGTAAAATATCTGATGTTAAGAGTTTTGAGCAATTATTAGGACGTGTTATTCGTAGATTTGATGGTAAGAACAATGTGGGAATGTATATTTGCGCTCCTGATGTAGAAATTACAGTCACCTATGCTCGTATGTTATCTGAAAGTGCTAAAATTAATGGTATTGATATCAGAGAAATTTTAGAATGTATTCCGTTAAGTGGATATAATCTTGACGGTAATCTCGTAACTTATTCTGCAGAGGAAATACTATCTGATCTTCAGAACTATTATGAATCTCGTAGTAGAGAAAATATTCACGAGAGTTCGATCACCAATACATTTGTTGAGTTTTCTGATTCTTTTTGGGATGAATTGGATGATAGTGATATGAAGATAGGTGGTGTTACTGCCTATGGATTTGGGAAAAGATTAACTGATGATAATGGATCAAGAATAAATCAAATTGTAACTAAAGCAGATAAAAAGAAAGTAAAGAAGATAGAGACTAAACAACAGAGGTTTGCATCAACTATTAAAAACGTGATGAATGACCTCAATTGGATTTCATACACAACTCAAAATTATGATCTTTTAAAATTATTGAAAAATGAATATATTTTAGAAATATATCCACATAATCATATTGACAGTGTTATCAAAGGTATTAAGGAGAATAAGAGTCTTTATAGTAATCTTCAAAGATTTCTTGATGAAAAAAAAGAAGCATATAGTAATAGACGTTTAGAGGAAGTACTTGAGTATGTTTTTATCAATAACCCAAAAAAACAGGATGACGGTTTAGTTTATACACCCTACGAGTTAGCATGTCTTCTCCTTGACGAACGTGTAGATACATTGTATAATAAAGATAAAAAGAATTTTTTAATTATTAACGCACTTAGTGGATCTATACCTTTAGCTATTCGCAATAAATACCCTGATGCTAATATCGTATGTGCTGAATATCATAGTGATTTTAAAAAATATTTGAGAAACTTAGGGTTTAGAGTAATTGATGTTCAAACAAATGAAAAAGAAATTCCAATCTCACTTTCCGAACTTATGAAATTTGATGTAGTTATTAGTAATCCACCTTAAAATTACCCAAAAAAGAAATCAAAATCA